GACGAAATCTTTGCATCTAACGTTGCCGCTGGAACTGGTGCAGCAACAGGCGTATTATTTACAAAAGTAGGATACGCAAACTAATGAAATTAATTACAGAACATTTAGAAAAAATTGAATACATCACTGAAGCCAAGAAAGATGGCGGCAAAGATGTTTATATCGAAGGTGTATTCATGCAAGCGGAGAAACAAAACCGCAATAATAGAATTTATCCGAAAGAAGTATTGGCGGAAGCCACTAAAAAATACGTTTCGGAACAGGTTAAAACTGGAAGAGCCGTTGGTGAACTAAATCACCCAGAAGGCCCACAGATTAACCTTGATAAAGTTTCACACAGAATCACCGAACTAAAATGGAACGGTGATGATGTTGTTGGAAAAGCGCTGATACTAGATACACCTATGGGTAAAATCGTGAAAGGACTCGTCGAAGGCGGGTGCAAGTTAGGCGTTTCGAGTCGTGGTATGGGTACTGTTGAAAGTAAAGAAGGCAAGACATATGTTAAGGACGATTTCGTTCTTGCTACTGTTGATATTGTCCAAGATCCAAGCGCACCGTCTGCTTTCGTTGAAGGCATTATGGAAGGTGTTGAATGGATATGGGAGAATGGAATTCTTAAACCTCAACAAATTGAAGATTATGAGACTGAAATTAAAAAGGTTCCTATGGGTCGCATTAGCGAAGCTCAGGAAAGAATCTTTAGTGATTTCCTCTCCAAACTCTAATTCAAAATAAGGAAACTTAATTATATGTCAAACGAAATCGATCAAATAATCGAAGATGTAGAGGAGAAGGATCTTATTGAATCAGAGGTTGAAGTTTCTGAGGAGACTGAAGTCACTGAACAACAAGAACAACCTTTGTCTGATACAGTCTTGGACGTTCTTCTTGGCGAAGCTAAGAAGAAAAACGAAGCGGAAGAAGATGAATCTGAAGAAGATGAAGTCGAAGAAGCTAAAGAAGAAGAAGACGACGATGACGAATTAGAAGAAGCTAAAAAAGTATCTGAGGATGAAGAAGATTCAGAGGAAGAGGACGAGGAAGAAGTTTCCGAAGCCGCTGAAGAAGAATCCGAAGATGATGAAGAAGAAGTTAAAGAAGACGCTGAAGGCGAAGAAGAATCCGATGAGGAAGAAGTCGAAGAAGACGAAGACTCTGAAGAGGAAGAAGAACCTGAAGAATTACCTGAAGTTCAAACTAAAGCTGGTTATCTAGCTGCTAGTTTTGATAAGCTTAAAGGTATGAAAAAGTCTGAATTAGTTAATGCTTATACATCGCTTAACCCTGTGTCTGAAGAAGACGAAGAAGGCGAAGTAGAAGAAAGTCCAAAGACAAAAGCTGATCTCATTAATGCAATGTATGGTCAACTTAAAGCTATGAAAAAGGACGATCTAATGGCATCATATAATTCAATCATGGCATCTTACGGTGATATGGACGAAGAAACTGAAGCAGATCATTTTGCATCAGATCTTAAAGTTCTTGCCGAAGCTGACCAAGAGTTAACTGAAGACTTCAAGTCAAAAGTTTCTATCTTATTCGAAGGCGCAGTCGCTAACAAAGTTACCGAGATTAAAGAATCACTAGAAGCACAGTATTCAGAAGATCTACAGGAAGAAGTCACTTACGTTCGTGAGTCACTTGTTACTAAGATTGATGATTACCTTTCTTATGTTGTTGAATCTTGGATTGAAGAAAATCAAGAGTTTGTTGATAACAAACTTCGCACAGATATTACAGAGAACTTCATGAAAGCACTACAAAGTACTTTCACTGAACATTATATCGAAGTTCCTGAATCTAAAGTTGATCTTGTAGATGAACTTTCAGAACAGGTTACTGAAATTAAAGAATCTCTTGCTAATACTGAAGCTGAAAAGGCAGAACTTGCAAGTCAAGTTGAAACTTTACAGCGTGAAAAAGTTATCGCAGAAGCATCCTCTGATTTAGCATCTACACAAGCAGGCAAACTTTCTTCACTAGTTGAAGAAACAGAATTTGTTGATGTAGAAACTTTCACAGCGAAAGTGGCCACTATCAAAGAAGGATTCTTTAAAGAGTCAACTGAAGAAGAAGTTCTTTCAGAATCTGTTGATTCCGCAAACGAAGTAAAAACAATAGTAGAAGGTGATGTAGATCCAATGTCGAAGCTTCCAGCTGACATGGCAAAGTATGTACAACAGCTTTCTAAATTCAAATAACCCAATTATAACTTAATAATTCTAACAACAAAAAAAGGAATATTTAAAATGTTAAACGCAGAAAATGAACTAAAAAAGTGGGCACCAGTACTTGAACATGCTGATGCTCCAGCTATCACAGATAGCTACAAGAAAGCAGTAACTGCTAAGCTTCTTGAAAATACCGAAAAGGCTATTCAAGAAGAAAAAGCACACAGCAGCTTTTCTTTGAACGAAGGTGCAACACAGACAGGTGCAGTCGATACATTCGACCCAGTACTTATCTCTCTTGTTCGCCGTGCAATGCCAAACCTTATTGCTTATGACGTAGCAGGTGTCCAGCCAATGTCTGGTCCTACTGGTCTTATCTTCGCAATGAAGGCTCGTATCGGAGATGGATCAAACCCCATCGATAACGGTGACGCCGAAGCATTCGGTACAACTGCTCCTGACACCGGTTTCTCTGGTTCTGATAACAACTCACCTGCAGTAGTAGAAGCTAACGCTAATGCTCAGTCTCTATTCGACTCTCCTGCTGGAACAGTCGCAACAGGTACAGGTATCGACGCCGCTTTCGCTGAAATCGCTAGTAACTCTGTTGCTGGTAATAAATTCGGTGAAATGGGTTTCACAATTGACAAGTCTACTGTTACAGCTAAGACTCGCCAGTTGAAAGCTGAGTACACAATGGAACTTGCACAAGATCTCAAAGCAGTACACGGCCTTGACGCTGAGTCTGAATTGGCTAACATCTTGTCTGGTGAAATTCTCGGTGAAATCAATCGTGAAGTTATCCGTTCGATCCTTGCTACTTCAAAGCGTGGTGCTCAAAGCAACACACACACTGAAGCGATCTTCGATCTATCTACTGATGCAGATGGCCGTTGGGCAGTTGAAAAATTCCAGTCTCTTCTTTTCCAAATCGAATTAGAAGCGAATGCAATTGCTAAAGGAACACGTCGTGGAAAAGGTAACTTTGTTATCTGCTCTACTGGTGTAGCTTCTGCTCTTGCAGCAACTGGAGGAATCACACTTCCTTCCGATCTTACTGTAGACGCAACTGGTAACACATTTGCCGGTACACTCAAATCAGGTCTTAAAGTATACGTAGACCCTTATGCCACAACCGATTACGCGACTGTTGGCTATAAAGGTGGAAGCGCATACGACGCTGGTATGTTCTATTGCCCATACGTCCCACTCACAATGGTACGCGCAGTTGGTGAAAACACATTCCAACCTAAGATTGCATTCAAGACACGTTACGGTCTCCAAGCTAACCCACTATCAGCAAATACTGGTACTGTAGCTGGAATCGGCGGAGCAAACTCTAACGAGTACTACCGCACATTCTTGGTTAAGAATATCAACGTAGAAGGATAATAAGGTTTTAACCTTTAACTTAAAGAGG